GGAATCTTAACTTGCATACCTTCGAACGGTTTAGCATAGCGAGTTTTCATTACCTTACAGCCGGCACGGATACCCATGACATCTGAAATCTTGTTGCCATCTTCGTCTTCTTTGAGCTTCATCTTCTTCATAGCAACAACAATACTAGATGCATAGATAAAGCCTTGACCGCCCGAGATCTTGTCATCTGGATCAAACATGTCTTGACTTGCGTATGTATGATTGGTGCATACCATTCCGACATTGTAGCCACCAAACATATTAACCGAGTTACGGACCAAGGCTGTAAGTGCCTTGGGCTTACGACCCATGTCACCCTTCATATCGCCTGCTTCAAATTGATTTACATCAGTTGGAGTAAGCAACATACCCAATGAGTCAATTACCCATAATACCTTCATGCGCTCGCCATCTGGCAAGGCTTTGTAGTCAATCATAAATGTTGAAATGGCCTTGGCCACATCATCAATCATGCTCATGTTTAGTTTAAGCAACTTGTCTGCACTGGTATCTACTCCAAGTGCGTGAAGCCATGTTTCGTCTAGTGCGTTTTCTGTATCAACCAGGATGACAAAGATGCCTTGTTCCTGTGCGTTCTTAACAATGTTGCCGGAACAAATGTAGCTTTTACCAGCACCAGATTCGCCGGCAAATACTGTGATTTTACCTAAGGGAATACCTCGATTAAAGTCTCCGGAGATAAGATAATTCAAGGCAAAGTTGCCTGTACTGATCCAGTCAGTTGGATCGTTAAATCCAATGCTGAGTCCGTCAATACTCTTGGTGATATCTTTACGGAACTTGCTTATATCAAATGGTTTTGCCATGATTACTTTCCTTCTGTTTAATTTATTCAGTTACATCAAGTATATGTTGGCACAAGACCCGATGCTCCTCGGTTGTTGGATGTTCTGCATGTCCTAAAAACTTATCAATAAAGTTGGATTCGAATCGAATCCAACTTTGATATTCTACCTCATTCAGCAACTTTGTAATATCCTCTCTAATATAGTCGAGTCCGGTTAATTGGTCTAACGGATCCTGAATTGCTGATATGTAATAGTTTATTTTACGCTCTTTGCAATAATTTAGCAATACTTTTAATGCTCGAAAATGTTCTTTAGCTATTACCAAAAATCCTTGATGTTTGTATAAAAAATCAAATATCAATGCGTGTTCTGTATCCTTGCTATAGTGCAGACCTCCGCTAATGATCCATTTTCGAACAGCAGGTGTAACTATTTTGCCATTTGTGTCAGACTGGATAAGATCAACCATAGCATTACACAGATAAGTTTCCTGATCCATTTCAACATCAAGTCTCCACAATGTCGGTAGTATAATAATCAATTTAGATATTGTGGGCAAGATTTTAAGATAATACAATGTTTCGGTACATATACCCTTAATGCCCATGCCAGCCTTGGCAATAATGTATGCAGGATAAGTTTTTGAATATTCTACACTCCACGGCACCGCGTTTTGCCATAACGGATCTGTAAAACTACATCCGGCAAGTAAATTTGTAGAAGGGGTATTATTCATATTGTTTTAATTGTGTTAAATAATTGCCACTGAAATAATGATCATAATTGTATTCTATAGTATCTTGTTCAATCAAATACAAATCATGCCATTCAGCGGGTGATAGACAACTGAATTTTGATACCATAGTTACTAGTTCGATCAAGCGTTCAACAGGATTCTGTATAGTATCAAATCGGTAATCAAACAATTTAGTATATCGTTTAAACCCATAATATTTTTCTAAATGATCGTGCCAGCCTGGTTGTGCGTATGCTAAAAATAAACCACGAGTTACAATACTATATAAAAATTTTTCAGTTATATATGGAACATAGCTTGTGGCCAGTGTTTCGCTGACAATGTGTAGGAAACTTTGAGTGAGTTTTGACTCTAAGTTGTAAATATTTTTATTATGTTGATACTGGACATGCCCAAAACTGTTGACCATTTGGAAAAATCTGTCACCGTCATCTGCTATAAAAAATTTACGATAAAAATTAATCCGATCTCCTACATGGTCAAATAGATGGCCATCAAGTATGTCAACTGAATACTCAAAGTTTTTACTACAGTATTTGGTATCAAAATATCCGAACTTTTGTAAAATCGATACTAGCAATTTTCTACCAACATGCGGGGTACCATTAAAACTGCAAATAAAATTTTTAAAAGTCAATTCTGGATGAATATGATAATTTAAAAAATGTGCCAGGATGTGCTTGTTTTGTTGATCAGCTGAAAACAACAGTTCTAAATTTTTGTAGTTGTCACGGACTTGGTCGGGCAGTATTCCGTTGTGGACAATTTGATAGTGACGATCGTTGGATTCAGCATATCGTTGCAGTTTGGTAAGTAACTGATTTTTAAAAAGGCTGTCAAATCCACACAGGTGATCTGACAGATCGAACTCGAGATCAAATTCTTCACAGTTGTCGAACTCGGCATAAGGCCATGTTATTAGTTTGGTCAACATGCTAGTGTCTAATCAATCATTCGTTTGTTGTTGTAGTACCGACCCGGGTCGACTAGATCTTTTGTCACGGTGCTGCCAATCACACAGGTTATGTCAACGCCAATCACCCGGTGATCACACACTGTAGTCGAAGGACCGGCCCAGAAGTTGTCACCTATGTGGGTACTACCGCCCACATAGGTGTTGGGACATAAGACCACATTGTTTCCAAGATGGGCGCCGTGACCAACTACCACACTAGGGCAAATAGTGCAGAAGTTGCCAACCGTGGTATTGTAGTCCACAAAGGCCGTGGGCATGATCACTACCCCTGTGCCTATGCGAGTATTTTTGTCCACAAAGGCCTTTTTGTGTATGAATGTTACCCAGTTTAAATTTTTTGTTTGGACTATACTGTTTAAATTTTGTCTAAAACTCAAAAAACCTGGCACACACTGATCATGATCCTGCAGGGTATCAAACTGAGTATGACTTAGACACTGCACGGTGCCATCAGTTTCTTCCTGTATGTACTCGCGAGTCTGTTGAGCTGTGACTCCGTCACCCAGCACATACAATATTTTAGAGCTGTTGTAATTTAGTAGCATGTGTTATCTTTCAACAAAGCCATTAATGATTGGCAAACATGAGCCACATCCGCAAGACTCGTAACGAAAATTCTTCACTGCATCACCGGTACAATAATTGAAAATAGGATTGGCCGATATCAATCCTGTGGAATTGAATACACCTGATTCCGCTACAGTAATATAGGTCAGATCGATATTGAAATGAGTACGACCATGTTCACACACAAAAGCAAAAGCACTCAGTTCACTTGAGCCAATGTCATTTTGTATTTTTGCCAAAGGATATAGTTCGATCATTTGGTCACGATATTTATCGATGGATTTTCCTACAGAAATTATTTTTTTGATAGGATTGACTGCGTTTCTTTCTTGTATGAGTTTTCCAATAGACACTATGGTATCAGGAAGGCCAACAATGGCCGTAACTGAGTGTGACAAGACCAAGTCAACTTTGCGTTGTATGGGCAATACTCCAGCTGGTAGTAGTTTGACACTGTAACAGATCAAACAGGCATCCACTGTGGTGGGAATACCCAAGGGTGTAGATCCACTATCTAGCGACATCAGTAGGTCTTGAGAATTCATGTGCAAGGGATCCAACAAGCGAATCTTGCCAATCATAAACATGGCCCAGGCATGATTGGTAAAGGGCCAAAACTTTTGAAATGTAGTTGTGCCTTTGCTACTGCGAATTTGATCAAACGGATAGCCATTATAGATGCCAAATGGTGGATTGTCCAGCTGTGACTGCCAGATGTCGTGTGAAGTACGAACTGGCAGTTTGGTCAGATCGGCTAAGCAGTTAACACGCACATCATTGAGTCCGTAAAAATTTCGCACCTGGTCAGATGATTTTGCAATTTGATCTTGTAGTCTTTGCTCGCAGATAGTTAATAACTCATCCGCGGACAAATATTGTAAGTTAGCTAATGAAACGATTAACTTTTTTATCAGCGGGTTATAAAGATCAACAGATGACATTTTATCTTTGCGTAGTTAGTAAGGTTAGATACGGGCTAAGCCCGTATCTAACAAGAGTATTACTGCTTCTGTCGTGCGCGAATCATTGCCAAGATGTCTTGAGCCTTGTCACTAGATGCAGCTGGTGTGGCAACTACTGGTGCTGTTGCTACCACTGGCTCGTCGTCATCAAAGTCGCTTGATGTTGCTGGCACTGTTTGTGTTGCAGCAGATGGAGCAATGTAACCGGTTGTTGCTGTAGCGGATTCGTTTGTAGAACCTGCAGGGGCCGTAACACCTGCTGGGCGGAAGTATTGACCCCACCGCTCAGTGTCATAGCTTTGGCCATCGACACTTGCTTCGAACATTTCTTTGATAACTTTTAACTCTACTTCGCCTGGTTTCTTAGGCAAGAATGTTGACAAATCAAATAAACCGTGTTCGGCAATGGCTGCCTGTTCAGCTTCGGTTAGTGCTGTTTCTTTACGAGCCCACTTAGATCCGCTGTAGTCAGCAAAGCCACCTTTGGCACCTTTACTAATACGGAAGTCCAAGCCACGCAGATAGTCTGTTGGCAATTCTTCCAACTCTGGATCCATTAGGGCTGATTTAATTGTTGTAAAGATCTGAGGACCAATAATGAAACGACGAATTGGGTTAGCCGGAGCCTTGTCATCGGCAAGAGGATTCTCGCGAACAAAGCCTTGGAAAATGTAACTACGCTTCTTCCAATACTTACGACCCATTTCTTCTAGGCTTTTGTCTTTGAACCAAGTGCGAACTTCTGTAAGCACTGGGCAAGTCTCTCCCCACATTTCCACGCAAGGGACTTGAACGAATACTTGTTTACTTTCCATTTCGCCTTTGATACCATTAAATGGTAAGCGAATCATTGCTCGCTCTTGCCAAAAGAATGTGTTCTTGGTATTTGCGTCTGGAAGGAATCGGAGTGTTGCGGCTGCGCCTTCTTCCATGTTCCAGTGTGGGTAAATTGCATTATCACCACCTGTGGAGTTGCTGCCTTGTTGTTTACCTTCTGATTGTGCTAAACGAGCACGGATTTCCGCTAAAGATGCCATAATAAGTTGCCTTTCAAAATGTTTATGGTTGTTGCCTATCTAAAATTTAGATTTAAGTTGCCTGTGATGCTAATGTAAAAAGCGCATACACTAGGGTTAGTATATACGCTTTATTTCTTAGCGTCAAGTGTATTTATGACGCGGTTGTTCAGATTGTAGAATTACTTCTTCAAACCAGAAAGCTCTTTGAGTCTGTCCAGGAATGACAAGTCTTTGGAAACTTCTTTCATTTTTCCGCTGTGTCCATACTTGCCAGCAAGTGGACTTTCTTTTTCATTTACCGGAGTGTTGGGGCCGCCCAACATACCTTTAGGTAAGTCCATTGCGGCACCACTGGCGCCGCCACCTGCTGGTTTAGGTAATGAATTAGAATTAGCAGGAACTACTGAGCCCATGTCCTTAACTCCGCCTGTCCCAGGAGCATTACCTGGTATGCGCCATGCGTTTGCAGGATCTCTAAAATCTTGATGTCCTGCATCTGGTGTCCAATTATATAGCGGTCCTTTTGGCGCATTTGCTTGAGCAGTTGCAAGTTGTTGCGCCGAAGCTTTACTTTGAGCATCTAGATCGGCTTGCGCAGAAGCAATTTGCTGTGCCGAGGTTATATTTTCATCTGTTTCATCGACTTCTTCATCATTAAAGGCATCACTAATTTTATCACCAACAGCACTGCCAATAATTGGAGCCAATGGACCTAATTCTGGTGCTAAAATTTCTCCAGCCACTGCACCAATTGGACCTTCATCTAGTTCGCCTGTTTCATAGTCAGGTGCCGGTGTATTTTGTGGTGCCACTCCGGCTGTTTTAAGAATATCCGTGAGTGGATCCGCATATTCAGGATATGCAGGTTGTAGCGTGCCAGCAGGATCTTCTGTTTGGGTCCGTGGATCCTTGGCTTCTTCAGCATAGTCACCGTGCATGACGCTTTCATCAAAATCAGGATGTTTGCTCCAGTCATTTGGTTCTAGACCTGCTTCGCTGCGAGCATCATCATTGCGTAGTTTGAATTTTTCCCAGGGACTAAGATTACTTTTTGTTAGACCCAATTCATGTGTTAAACGATCACCAACCCATTCGTATGGGTCAAGATCCTCGGCTGTTTTAGCGCCATAGGGCATGACATCTTCATAATAATCAAACAACGCTTTAAATAGATGTTTATCTAAATTACCAGTGCGTTCAAACTTCTCAATTTCAGGTTTGAATGTATT